TTACCTAATTGGTCATAATGTATTTTCTTGATCCAAGAGAAATCGGCGTTTCTAGTAAATGGTTCAGTAATATGCATGTAATCCCTCTCTTTATTAGTATAAGCTTCAAGATTAGTTATTTTAAAAAGTTCTAAAAACTCAATTAATTTATTTAACTTAAATTCAAAATTTAGGATTGTTGATGATTCGGTAAGTTTTTTGAGTCTTTGATTGGTTTTTCCCACAGACAAACCGAGTGACTCTGATAAAGTTCGATTAGTAGGAGAAGCAGCAGCAGCAGCAGCAGCAGGAGCAGCATCAGAAGCAGCAGCAGCATCAGCAGCAGGAGCAGCATCAGAAGCAGCAGCAGCATCAGCAGCATATTTCCGCATAGCTTCTAATTCAGTTTTGTATTTGTCTAAATAATCATGTAATTTTACAAAATCCATTAATATTTCATTTGTTTTCTCAAGAGATTTGTTAAAACCATCCTGCGAAGGCTCCGCAGTAAGTACTTTTTGTTTGTCTCCTTTGTTGTTTGTCATTTTGACGTCGTATAAAGCCTCCATATTATTCTTAATTTGGTCAGTGAAATCGATATATATTTTATTATCGTTGTCGACTCCGTTGAGGTTGGACCGCTCGGGGAAGGCGGTGAGAATTGTGAAAATATTAAGCCCACTTGGATCCTGAGGGGGACACTGAGTGCCTGTGCCATTGAAACAAACCCAAATTTTATTTACTTTTTCTTTGATATTATCAACACCATCACCACCACCACCAACAGTATATTTTTTAACCACAAATTCGATTAGTTTTTCATATTTTATTAAATTATCAATATGTTGATAATATTCATCTTGTAAAAATTCATCATACCAATTCTTACGATCTTTTAAGGTGGATATTAAGGTTTCGTCCACATCTTGCATTCTTTTTTCGCTGTCGGAACAATTATTATTCTCCCAAGATTTAACCGAACTAATTATTTCTTTAATCGCCTCTAAAGTTGGTGGACTGACATTATGAAGTATAAAAATCCTTTTTTTAAGATATTTATTTTTTTCAAATGGCGTTGTTTTGCTATTTAATATTTTTATATCGTCTGGCAATTTCTCAACATCAGATTTTATATTATTATATTGCGGGAGATGATGGAACGAAGCGATACTTTGAGCTATGAAGCATTGTTCACGAATGATAAGTCTTGTCATTAAAAGTTGATCTTTGACAAATACGATTGGTGTTATATCGCCTCCTTTGTAGCCCTTGGTCTTTTCTTTTATATAATCTACATTCATACTATGCGACTCGTCGCCCATATATTTTAATATTTTTAATATGAAATCTTTTATAATTTTTTGTTCGTTTTGGTTTTTTAACTTGTAAATTGTATTATTACTCACTAAATCTATGATTTCTTTAGTTGAGGCGAGCACCTTCTTATCCGCCCCGCCTTTTTTGCCACCACTCTCGTTCCGTGCCTTGTAACTCCCGTATTTTTCTTGGTTGAGTTTCTTCAGTTGTTTTAAAACTCCGTTATATGAAATATGAAAATCTACTTGTTTATTTTGATTACCAGGACCATGTGGAATGAAAGAAACAACGTTCGTCATCGGGTTATAACTAAAACTTTCCAAAGTATTATTGATAATGTCCAAACTTACATGTAATAAGTTGTTTTCACCTTCAGTGGGTTGGGATTCTATGCAGTATTTTTTAATTGTATCTATTGTTCTTTTTTTTAAGTTTTTAACATCTACTGAAAATATATTGTTGGCGCCTGTATTTGCGGGGTCATTCGCCTCAATTCGTCGTTTTTGTAATGCACCATCATCTACTTTCCAATCTGTATGCAGCAGGTCATGTATAAAATGTGTGACGTATAGGTCATTATCCTTCACGCGGTAGGCGCCCTGTCCCGCAGAATCCAATCTTGCTGCCGGTTGAGTTCGCAACATTTGTTGGCGCCCGTCGCTTCCCGCTTCGGCGTAAACCTCTTTTGGAAAGCTCCATGCATCTACATTTTCATATGCAAACGTATAATTATTGGGGGCCGGCTCGTCGGCCTTGTCGTAACCGTATAATAATTTCGCCAATGTTGTGGGCTTTACGGTGGTGTCGCGAGAACCACAATAATAAATTTCTCTGTCTAAATAAAACTTTAATGGAACTTTACTTTCGGGGGATGGGTCCGGGGGGTTGTCGTCGCCTTTGAAATAAAAAGCATAAATACCATCACTGTATTTCGCGTTCGTCCCGTCGGGTTTATAATCCAATACTTTTTTCAAAATAGATTTCTCCTTCTCATTCGCCCAGCTTTCGCCTGGCAGTGGATTTTTAAATTTGATATCATTCCATGGTATAGTTAAGTCAGTTTCATCATGCAAGAAATCTATTAATAATGGTAATGAAATATCATCAAGCCACTTGCTACCAGTTTCGGTCACATTCGGTCGTTCGATTATTTCATTATAAATTATTCTCACTTTATTCTCATCCTTCACTGCTTCCGCCATATATATATATATATAGAATATAATTAACTTAAAAACCTAAAAATAGTTATAATAGCTAATATGGGTATAGTGGACGAATATATAAAAGAAACCACAAAATATAAATCTAGTCATGGTGATAAAACCGTTGTTTTAATGCAGTGTGGTAGTTTTTTTGAAATATATGGTTTAAAAGATAAATGTGGTGTGATTACAGGGTCAGATTTGGTTAATATAGCCGAGATTTGCGAATTAAATATTGCTAATAAAAAGATATGTGTTCAAGGTAAAAATGTAGTAATGGCAGGATTTGGACTTCAGATGATAGATAAATATTTAAGAAAATTAAATGAAAAAGGGTATACATGTCCGGTTATAGTCCAAGATGTGCAAGCGGCAAATTCTCCACGAAGTTTAAAAGGTATTTATTCACCTGGAACAAATTTTATGAATGAAACAAATAATCTAACAAACAATATTATGTGTCTTTGGATAAATATTAATAATTCAGATATATTTTTAAATAATTCACTAAAACAAACCATTGTTTGTGGGTCTGCTTGTGTAGATATTTATACAGGCAAATCTTTTATACAACAATTCTCAAATGAATATCTACATAATCCAGCAACATTTGACGAATTAGAGAAATTTGTTTCTATATACAATCCTTGCGAGACAATTATCATACATAATTTCGGTGATGAAAACAAAATTAATGATATCATTAATTTTGTTAATATTCAATCATCAAAAATTCATAAAATTTCCTCAGAACAACAAAAGGTAATAAATTGTGAAAAGCAAACATATCAAAAACAAATAATAGAGCAGTATTACGAAACAAAAGACAACGAGAATATTTATTTAGAATTATCTAATTATTGTATTGCTTGCCAAGCATATTGCTATTTGTTAAATTTTTTGTATGAATCAGATCCAAGTTTAGTATCTAAGATACACGAACCTTATTATGAGACGGTAAACAATGATAAATTAGCTACATCAAATCATTCATTAAAACAATTAAATATTATAGAAGATAGTAATTATAAAGGCAAACTATCATCAATCGCGACATTTTTAAACAATGCGGTTACTCCAATGGGCAAACGTGCATTTGAACATTTAATCTTGCATCCAATTTCAGATAGCAAATTACTTATAAAAGAATATGATATTACAGAGTATCTGATAACAACCAATAAATTAAGTAGTTTAAGAACGAATATTCAGGATATAAAAGATCTGGAGAAGTTAAATAGGAAACTATTAAAGAGGGAGATAACACCAGTTAATTTTGTAACGATTCATGATAATATAGAGACGATTAGGAGTGTATATAAAGGGTTATGTAAAGATAAGATCTTAAATAAATATCTATTAGATACCGGAGAAGTAGGGTCAAATAGTGATGAAATACAAAAAGGATGCGATGAGATACTGAATAGTATAAAATATACGTTAGATATAAAAGTTTGTAAGGATGTAAACACCGTAAACATAGATAGAAATATAATAAAAGAAGGTGTTATTGAAGAGTTAGATAATAAAATAGAAAAATGGCATGAACGAAATGATATATTAGAATGTGTTAGAAAATATCTGAATAATATGCTTTTAACTTATGAGACGAGTCGTCGTAAGACTACAAGCACAAACGCAAGTTCATGCGAATATATCAAGATTCACGAAACAGAAAAAAGTGGTTGCACGCTTCAATTGACACAAAAGCGTGCTAAAACCATAACAGAGGAACTGAAGCGTATGAATATAACAGGTTCTATAGAACTAAGTTATGTTTCAAGTTATAATTCAAGTTATAAATCATCATCAAACGAAACGAAAACTTATATATTAAATGTAGATGATTTAGAGTTTGTTACAGCAACAGGTACAAATAAAAATATAATGGGTAGTCAACTGCAACACATATATAAATCAATAACTACGACAAAAATACACATGTTAGACGAGGTAGTTTTACAGTATAAAAAATATGTAAATTATTTCATAGAGCTATCAGATAGATTTTTGAATGTAATTAATTACATAACGAAATTGGATGTATTACAGAACAAGGTTTATATATCGGTAAACAACAACCTATGTAAGCCTAAAATAGTAAATACAGACAAATCGTATTTTAATTGTAAAGGACTGAGACATTTATTGATAGAGAACCTAAACACAAGCGAGTTATACGTTGCGAACGATATAAGATTGGGTGACATGATGGATGGTATGTTAATATACGGAACAAATGCAGTTGGTAAAACAAGTTTGATAAGGGCCTTAGGTATAACTATTATAATGGCACAATCAGGTCTTTACGTGCCTTGTAGTGACATGGATTATAATCCGTATACACAAATATTTACACGAATATTAGGGAATGATAATATTTTCAAGGGATTATCAACATTTGCTGTTGAGATGTCTGAGTTGAGAACTATACTGAAGTATGCGGATAAGAACAGTTTAATATTAGGTGACGAGTTGTGTTCGGGAACAGAAACCGAATCGGCAACGGCCATATTTATTTCGGGTGTAACAGAATTACATAATAAAAGTTCATCGTTTGTATTTGCTACACATTTTCATGAAATAACGGATAGAGATGAAATAAAAGAATTAAAGAAATTGGAATTGAAACATATGACGGTTAGGTATGATGAATCAAATGATATATTAATTTACGATAGAATATTGAAAGACACGGCGGGTAATAGTAGTTATGGATTGGAGGTATGCAAATCGCTTTCGATGCCCGAGGACTTTTTAAAACGTGCTCATGATATTCGTATTAAATATACCCCAAAAGACAAGGGGATCCTTTCAATGAACACGAGTCGTTATAATAGCGAGAAGATAGTTGGTAATTGCGAATTGTGTAATAAAATAGCAAATGAAACACATCATATGCACCCACAAGAGTCCGCGGACGAAATGGGATTTATAGATGGGTTTAAGAAAAATCATAAAGCAAATTTAATGAGTATATGTAAAGAATGTCATAAAAAGGTTACATCAAATAAAACCATACACAAAAAGCATAAAACAACAATAGGTATATGTTTAGAAGAAATTTAATTTAGCAAATATATATATATGGATATAGCGTTTTATATGTCAATAATAATATTTATTATTATAGTATTTGGTTTATATCCGAATTTATTTGAGAAGATCCAAAAAATGATGAGTTATTTAACTGTCAATATTTTTGGTGTATTAATTGTGTTAATTTTTATAGGATTAACCAAAAATTATTTAGATATTTATAAAACGAGGACAAAAAATGGAACATTTAGAGGTGAGGACGGAAATAATTCTAAATTTGAAGATACGTATATTGTAGGTCTTGATAACTAGATTTCGCATAGATTTTGAATAATATAAAATTGAATATAAAATTTATATTATTAGTATAATAATAAGAATGATTATACCAATAAAATGCTTTACTTGTGGGAATGTATTAGCGGACAAATACGAATATTATAGAATTAATGTTAGAAAAGAGAAAGTAAAAAACAATCTGGATGCTGACAAAGTAATTTATTTAACAAATGAGAATGTTGAGAAAACCCCAGAAGGATTGATAATGGATCAATTGGAATTAAATAGTATGTGTTGTAGGCGTCATATGTTGACACACGTAGACATTGAATAATATTTTCTTGAAGTAGTATATAAAATGAAACAGGTTTTAATGATTTCAGTAATTTTTTTTATAATATTTTTAATGTTTAATCCATTACCTTCTCACGTGAGACCATGGGGTATGGTAGTGGATCCCGTAATGGATGTTAAAGACAAAGTATACAACAGTTTGAAAGGAAACGATCATAGGTATAGTTCTGCTGTATTAGATCAACCAATATAATATATCATTAATATATAAATGGGTAATGAGGAATTATGTAGTCCTGCCATGATATATTTAGTATTTTCTATAATAGCTTATATATTGTCTGTAATAAAAAACGCGAGGAGCAGTTATTATTGTATTGGAAACTATGAATGTGAAACGGTGAATAGGCCTTTAGTTTTTATAATTAAATTTTTATACATAATATTTTGGACATGGATTTTAAATTTACTTTGTTCTAATGGTTATACCAATGTTGCGTGGATTTTTATTTTATTGCCTATCGCAATGTTTTTCTTCTTCGTGATTTTAATGATTACGAAGGATCATTTAAAATTAAGAAATAGATATCGTGAATATTACAAAGAATATAAAGGAGATGATGAAGATGAATAAATATTTTATAATTTTTTTTTAGTTATTTTATATATAATGGCACCCAATAAAAAAACCAGACGTCGTTCTTTATCTTCTGCACGCCCGGCCACAAGTGCTCTAAAACCCTCAATACCTATGAATATGAAATTTCTTAATAGAAAAAGCATGTGCGAACCGGCGATGCTTTATTTATTGGTAGGGGTAATAGGTATAGTAGGAATATTAGTACAAAATTTAGCGAATGGAGACGATAGGACATTTTGTGTAGGAAATTATGAATGTGATATGATTAATAAAACCACAGGATTAATATTACAACTTATATATGTATTATTTTGGACATGGTTATTAAACACATTATGTAAACGTGGGTATGTAAATGTTTCGTGGGTAATAGTTTTGTTTCCTTTTCTTTTGTATATTGGAATAATAACTGCATTAGTATCTGGTGGTGTGTTTTACGTAATGATAGATGGTTAAGATCTTTTGGATACATTGAGTAATAAAATAAGGATTAAACTGGTGAGACCGGCAACAAAAAGATGAACAAAAATATCATCAGGTAAAGGTTTTTTTTGAATATTCTCGCGCGAACTTACAAGATTGTGTAATAAATCTATATCATTATTAAAGCGATTCACCATTATAGTAATATATAACATAATTATTTTCTTTAATTATATTATATCAAATGTCTCAAATAACATATATACCAAAAAATATTTATAATACAAGAGATAACACAAGTACGACTACCTGGTATTCAAAGAACGGAAAACCTTTGAAAATATGGAGAAAAAGTGGATACACAAATAGTTTAAACATGGGAAAGAGTGCTAATTGCGACAATTGTTCGTCTAATTATACAATAGGAACAGAGTTTAAAATGTTAGGTAAATATATTAGTCCATCGGCATTAGCTGTAAATGGAGCACGTGATGCGTCTGGGTGTAGAAGTGTTGACAATACACGAGGACCGGTTGGTACAAAAGGCACCGGATCTATCATTTCATTTAGTGGAGGGGCGAAAATTAAAAGTGCTGTAACACTTGTTAATAAAAAGTATTACGCAAATAGCAGTTCTTATCTTAAATCGCGAAACATGGATTATAATAACAACACATTTATAACTAAATTATCTGGCGTAACGTATTATGATGGTAATGGTAATTTTATATGGCCAACAGACGAAGTTATGAATAGTTCAACGTTTCAAGGTAGACAATGTGCAGACAATACATATAATACAGTAATATACAAACCAAGTAATCACCAATATGGAATGGAGGGTGCTGTAGATTCAAGTTCTCGTGTTGCGCGTTTAAAATACAATACTATGCAAAAGGCAGGAAAATTTTCTGGGAATAAAAATACACTTCCTGTTTGTTATCGTAGAAATGGTACGGCTACAAAATGTTTTTAATTTATATAACTGTATTATTATAAGGAATCCCATTTTTGCTGCACCAATCAATACATCTACTTAGATTTTTTTTCTTTAAATTATCTATTTTATCTGATGAATGTTTGGTTAATATTAATTCAATTGTGGTGTTAATATTTTCTATTTGATGTTGACCAAAAAGATAATTGACTTCTTTAATTTTGTTTAAATAAATGGTTGGTATAACGGAATTTAATAATCTACCTATGTAAACTTTTTTTAAATCATACCAAGAAAATATATTATGAAATGTATCATAATAGGCACTAGTATCATCAAATTTGAAATTTTCACATACAATGTATTTTTCAGAGTTAGCGGTTCTGCTAGTGCAAGGTTTAGTTATAGCTATATTTGTATAAAAACAAGAAAGAATATACAACAAGTCCACAGATGCTAATGTAAATATATCAAAAAATTTTATAATAAAACTTCCACCTTTTTTTTGTGTTAAAATAGCGAAACATATTTCGGCAAATATTAAATTACATGCTAATTTCTCTTGATTATTAAAGTCGCTTGAAAAGTCAAACCCACCATCGGCAGTAATGATATCCATGCTATTTTTATATTTTTTAAAACAATAACTTAAATTGTCAGCAGATAAAATATCTCCTGTATCGTCGGAACCATATTCAAGTGCAATATTTTTATGTTTTTTCATAACATCTTTACACTTATTCCAATTAGGTATGGTGCTATGTTTATTAATTAGTGTAATACCTACATATGTATCATTTTTATTTTTTCGCATATTAGCAATTGCTTCAATAAACCCGCCTGGCCCTTCTGCTAAGTGAAAAGTTTTTATTGCATTATTGTAATTATTGAGTAATTTGAATGTATTAATAATTTCTACCATTTTAAAATATGATCTAGACAATGGTTTATATTTACTAATAGATATTTTAGTGTTAGGAATTTGTGTATGTATAAATTCATAACTATTA